AGAACGGTGATTGTGGTTCTCCATGCATTATGCATGCGGGGAGCACACGCAAGATTATTCTAGGTATATATACTACTGGGAATAATGCTGAAGGTGTCTCTATTGCTCCTATTTCTCAGCACATTTTGAATAAAGCACTTGAACACTTTGGACCTCAGGTAGATAGTGGTGTGATCGAATTAGATGCACCTGGATTCAAGCGTGAAATTGGTCCAGTGCACCCCAAGTCTGCACTTCGCTATGTACCCCAAGGTACTGCCCATGTGATGGGCAGTTTCAAAGGTTTTCGCCCGCAACATAAATCACACGTTGTCAATACATACATTCATGACTACGTTGTAGCTGATGGCTATAAGGCAGATCATGGTCCTCCTGATATGACTTGGAAGCCTTGGCATCTTGGTCTAATGGATATGACGCAACCCGACTTTAGTGTGTCGCGAGCTGATGTTACAGAATGCAGAAAAGCTTTCTCTAATGACATTTTGGATGGTTTAGGCAAACAAATTCGTGAACTTAAACCTTATGACCTAAATACTGCACTAAACGGTGTTGATGGAGTGGCGTACGTTGATCGTATTAACATCCGTACTAGCGCTGGAAATCCATTCAAAAAGTCAAAGCTGAACTTTCTCAAGTTAGATGAAGCTAACAAAATAGTTGAAATCGACGATGTTGTTGCTGAGCGAATACGGAGAATAGAGACAGCTTACAAGAGCGGAAAGCGCGCACACCCACAATTTTGTGAGCACTTGAAGGATGATCCAATGCCCACGCGTAAGCGTGTGTCTGGTGCAACTCGCCTTTTTTCTGGAGGAGAGTTTGCTTGGTCCCTTGTCGTTAGACGCTTTTTGCTCCCCCACATTCGGCTGATTCAAAATAATCCCTACCTTTTTGAATCGATGCCTGGGGTCGTAGCTCAATCTGAAGAATGGCAAGTCTTGTATAAGAAGTTGACTGAATTTGGTGCCAATCGGATTATTGCTGGTGATTATGGCAAATTCGATAAGAAAATGATAGCTGAATTCGTTTTGGCAGCTTTCGACATTCTCATAGA